GAACGGCACTCCATCCAGCACCTGCGAGGCTTTGGCGGTGGCCCGTGCCAACTTGCCGGAGGATAATCCACCGCCGCCATTAAAATTTAACTGTTGCCCATCAAAGGTAAAGATTGCCCAGCGTCCGGCCACAATAGTGTCACCATCCACGGCATCCGCACCGCAATAGGCGGGCACTGTCGTGCCGTTAACCGTCCATGTGTCGCCGCTGGCCCATGCTGCGGGAATTTTGCAGCGTCCAACAGCGCCCGATCCAGTCAGCTGATACACTTTGCCTTCTTTTTTACAGGTATACAGCTGCACTGTCACATTGACAGCACCGAGTTCCGCAGGATCATATTCTGCAAAGGCTTTCGCCACACGGTTTTCCAGATCGTTCATCGTGGTGGCATCAAAGGCGTCGCCCTCTTCCATGACAAGACCTTCTGCGCGGGAGACTTCATACTCATTGTCGTTTTCCGTAGGAGTCAACCTGCGGCGGGCAGGATGCTCGCTCTGGCGGTCATTCCACACTTTCTTCTCAAACATTAAATCACTCCAATCTCTTGTCCGGCGCAAATTTCTCCGGCGTACTGCTTTACGCTGTTGCGCTGCCACAGTTCGTGCAGACTCCACAGCACCTGCTCCATGTCATTGATGGCGCTGTACAGCGTGCTCGGCGCTGTGGGAATGTTCGGTGTACCGGGCAGCGTGTAGTATGCAGCCCGCACAGTGGCGAGGTTGTCCAAAATACGCTGCATCTGAGCGCGGGTCAGCAGCCCCAGCGACGTCCATGTGCGGGTGTCGATCTCTACGCCCAGAAGCTGCGCCATGTGGGCGGTGTTGCCCTCGATGCGATTTAGCAGTTCTGCCGTGATATAACACTTTTCCGCTCCTGCTGCCACATCGGCGGCAGTTCGGTCATAAACAGGCGTCTGCCACATTAGATGAAACTCCTTTCGCCTGCGTGGATTTCTTCGCCCGCATAGGCTGCGGCATTGTTGGACAGCTTACGGCCCACAATCTTCGCGTCGGCCAGAAAGCCGCCAGTTAAATCAAATTCCAACTTCGTAACAACACCGCGCACCATTTCACCGCCGAAACTCTCCACGATCAGACGGTCAGCCAGCTTCTCATCCCCGGCGACCATGCGGAAGGTCTGCTCATAGCGCTGGGCGTAGTAGTCCAGCACGCGGGCGGCCACTGCGGCAGCCCTGTCCGGGCTTACAAGGGTCGCGTCCGGCACGGACACTTCATTGCCCTGCGCGTTTGACGGCAGATTTGAGGCTTCTCGCCGCAGGACGGTAGCGCTGTCACTGTACTTGCGCCCGGTCACGCAGACTTCGGCAGCCTTGCTCACGGTCAGCGTGCAGTGGTTCACGTCTCGTTCGCTCAGCTCTGCGCCCCTGACGGCCAGACTGTCGGCCACTGCCGGAGCATCAAAGGTCACACGGTAAGTGCCCGGTTCAAGGGTGTCTTTGTACAGTTCCTCCGACGCCTCACCGGGGATATAACGGTGCGCTGTCACCGACACCGCAGTTACAAGCGCAAGGAGTGTGACTTTGCTGCCGTCCTGCAGGCGGCGATCTGTTCCAATCAGACCACTGGCACGCTGCGGAGCGGGCACGATTCGGATGATTTCGCCTCGGCTGCAGTCCACCACCGCGCCAATGGCAAAGGCAAGCTGCTGCAGCGCTTCGCGCCGTGTTCCGGCAGGGATGTAACCCTGTATCCGTTCTTCGCCCAGAACGCTGTCCAGTGTGTAAGGATAGCCGCTTAGGATTTCCGCTGCCAGCGACGCCACATGGGTGTCATACACTCCGCCGTCAAATGGAGAGCCATCAAGCAGGCCGATGGTGTCGATTGCCGTAAAATCGGCCAGTGTGTCATCCTCGTTCGACCAGTCGTCCAGATAGAACGTGCCCATGCAGTAGCTTGTCGTGCTCGTATCGTGGGCGCTTCGGCGCACATCCTCCCACACAGTCAGCTTCTGGCGGTGCTGCAGCACATCAAAATAGCCCTCCGGGTTTAAGATAGAGAAGCGACCCTCTTGATTAAAAAGCGTGATGTTTAGCGTGTTTATGCTAATCTCCGCGCTCAATGGGTCACACTCTTCCAGTACATGGGCCTTGATGATTTCGTCCCCGGAGAAATGCAGATACACGCCGTAGTCGATTCCCGCCAGCTTCAGATACCGCCCCGGCCTGTTCGTCTCCAAAAACGCCAGTTGAATGCGGCAATAGTTTTCTACCTTACAGGCGCAGTAGTAATCCACTGCGTCCGGGGTGAACATAGCCACCGCCAAAAGGCCATCGTTGGCATCGTACCACTGAATTTTGACCTTGCTCGCCCAGTCATCTGTCGGGGAGTAGAAATGCAGTGTCAGACCGCTGCTACTGTGATTCTTGTCGAAGCGGATATTCAGCACGGGCGGATTGGCAAAAGCACCGTTTCCGTTCGACTGTTCCGTGCTCCAAAAGCCCCAGAAATACTGCCGAGGCGTTTCGGGAAAAAACAGGAAGCTGCCGTCCATGAGCCATTGCCGCGTTTCCAGCGTGCCGTACTTGTTCTGATTCGGCA